AAAGAAATGCGTATACAAGAAGGTTCCATTGAATTTGATGCTAAGATAATTGGAATGGGTGAAGTTAATACTGATGATTTTAATAATGATCAAGATAATGAGGAAAACCCAGAAGAGGTAGATATATCTAACGATATTGATTTAGGTGTTGAAGTTAACCTATTTAACGAATTACAAGGTTTAGATGTTGAGAAAGCTAAGAGACGTTTAATTAATAGTATAATACAGGGAGCATCTAATAAAGGACACTATATGTATCATTTAGCCCCTGAAAAGATTGGAGAAATTACGGGTAACCCTAATTTAATCAATATGTACGGTATTATGATGTCAATCAATGACCTTAGTTATTGGCAATTGAGTGATGAGACGATTAAACAAATGGGTAATTCTGGAGCAGGAAAAGAACAAGTTGAAAGACCTGAAGATGAGGACGGAGTTGCTAAAGTTGTTGCTCGTGGAATTAACTTTCCAGTATTAGTTCACGAATTAATAAAAGGAGTTTTAGAATTATTTGCAATCCAAGGAAGACCTGAAGATGAAGACACATACGATGAAGTAGAATCTAGTGAAGATACTTTAGAAAAGGAAATGTGGGATTTAAGATTGGGTCCAGCAATTTGGGATAGATTAAGAAGTCAATTCCCTGAAGATATTGTTATTGATGAAAATAAAAGAGAATTACAAAACTACCTATTAGTTGAGATATTCAAATTACCCGCTAAAAAATTCTTAGTCTTTATGAGAGAAGTTCTACAAGGAACAGAAAATGGTAAAAGATTAATGAATGAATTAATGGACGGAATTAATAAAATGTTTAATGATCAAGCATACGAAGACGCGGTTTCTATTTTTAGAAACGATTTAGAAGATGTTGCCGATGAAAGTGAACCTGACGATATAAACAGTTTCCTTAATTCATTAGGGATTAGAGGTAATATAGATTCAGATGATGAGGACGACGAAGATGACGATGACAGTCCATTTCAAAGAAGATAATACAAGGTGGTAAGTTTTACCACCTTTTTTTGTATTTATATATATGAATAATAGAGCAGAACAATTATTAGAATACGCGAAAATTATAAAGGACACGCCTTATGCTCTGAGAACGTATCTACAAACGTATGATAATACTCAGAAGAAGTACGTACCTATGGATTTATTTCCTGACCAAATACAATTGATTCAGGATTACGAAAATTACAACGAAAATATTACTAAAAAATATAGACAAGCGGGTGTAACTACGGTAACCGCTGCTTGGTTATCAAAAAAATTACAATTAGCAAAACCTGAGAATCCTGAAAGAATTCTTATTATTGCAAACAAACGTGATACGGCAATTGAGATGGCTAATAAAGTTAGACACTTTATTGACCAATGGCCTGAATGGATAAATGTTGGTTTTTCACCCGATAAGAACTCAGAAAGTAGATTTAGATTAAATAACGGTTCGGAAGTAAAAGCCGTCGCAACATCTGCGGATGCACTTCGTGGTTTTACACCAACTGTACTTGTTTTTGATGAGGCGGCTTATATCGAAGCTGGTGATGATTTTTGGGCAGCATCTATGGCATCCTTGTCCACAGGTGGTAAGATTATTCTTATCTCAACCCCAAATGGATATGACCCAATTTACTACGGTGTTTATGATCAAGCGTTAAGAGGTATTAATGACTTCCATATAACTGATTTAAGGTGGTTTAAAGACCCAAGGTATACCAAAGACTTAAAGTGGGTTAAATGTAGTGACATATGTCATTATATGTTGAATAGAGAACAATATAATGATGATGATGTTGTTCTTAATGAATTCGATATGTCTAATTACCAAGAATTAGAAGAACAGGGTTATAAACCGTTCTCATCTTGGTTTGAGTCAATGTCTAAGAAATTTAAATACGATAGACGTAAAATTGCTCAAGAGTTAGAATGTGACTTTTTAGGTTCTGGAGATGGAGTTATTCCTGGTGATATTCAAGAGAATATTGCTAAGAATATGATTAGGGTACCAATCGAGAAATATATGCAAGGAACCTTTTGGCAATGGAAAGAACCAATTAATGGTCACAGATATATTATGGGAGTTGACGTTAGTAGAGGTGATAGTGAGGATTTTTCATCTATTAACATTATAGATTTTGATGATAGGGAACAGGTTGCGGAATATATTGGTAAAATACCTCCAGACGATTTAGCATCGGTGGCATATAAATGGGGTATTTTATATGGTAATGCCTTTATCGTTATCGATATTACGGGAGGTATGGGAGTTGCTACATCAAGAAAATTACAAGAATTAAATTACAAGAATCTTTATATTGATGGAATAAAAACTCAAAACATTTGGGAGTATAATAAGAAAGCACTAGATAAAATACCAGGTTTAAATTTTAATAATAAAAGAACTCAAATTGTTGCGGCGTTTGAAGAGGCCCTGAGAAAAGGGTTTAGTGTTAGGTCTAATAGATTGTTAAATGAACTTAATACGTTTGTTTATATGAATGGTAGACCTGACCATATGAAAGGTGCTCACGATGATGCCATTATGAGTTTATCTATGGCGTTATATTCGGCGGACATTTGTTTTAATCAACTTGAAAAAACAGAAAACGCAAACAAAGCAATGTTAGAGTCTTGGACTATGTCAGAAAGGACATATGAGGTTAATAAATCACACTATTCATATGGAACGTCGTTAGACCCAATCGGGGCGATGGCTACCGACCCAAGTTTTTTTCATAAGGATAACCCACATAACGTACCAAAAGATATGTATAGGGAATTCTCTTGGTTGTTCGGAAAAAGTAAATAACGTTTCCTAATTAAATAAAAAGGTTTATATTGTAAAGAAAACTATTTATATACGATGGCAGAGAATAATAACACAGTCTTTCAGAAATTAACAAGGATGTTTGGTTACCCTAATCAGGTAAAAAAAGACCAAATCCCTTCATTTAATTTCTCTAAAGACCAAATACTAAAGACGGACAATAGAGAAGAGTACGAAAAGGCGGTGTTGCAAGCACAACAAAGTCAATACGTTGCCGATAAATGGGCTAAATTAGACCAATCTCTTTATAACCAATCGGTTTATTATGAACCAAACAGATTAGCGGCCTATTACGATTATGAATCTATGGAGTTTACTCCTGAAATTTCGGCAGCTTTAGATATCTACGCAGAAGAGTCTACAACACTTTCAGAAAAGGGTGAGATATTAACAATCTTTTCTGAATCAGATAGAGTTAAAACAATATTAGAAGATTTATTTATCAACAAATTAGATATAAACACTAACTTACAAATGTGGGCTAGAGGTTTATGTAAATATGGTGATGATTTTGTCTATTTAAAAATTGACCCTGAAAAGGGTATCATTGGTGTACAACAATTACCAAACATTGAAATAGAAAGAATTGAGGGTTCGTCATCTAAGAACCCTGGACAAATGTCTGACGCTAAATCTCCAACAAGAGAACTACGTTTTACTTGGAAGAACAAAGAAATGGAATTCCAAGCTTGGGAGATTGCTCACTTTAGATTATTGGGTGATGACAGAAAACTACCTTATGGTACTTCTATGTTAGACAAGATTAGAAGAATTTGGAAACAACTTTTACTTGCTGAAGACGCAATGTTAATTTACAGAACATCAAGAGCACCTGAAAGACGTGTGTTCAAAGTATTCGTTGGTAATATGGACGATAAGGACATTGAACCATATGTACAACGTGTGGCAAGTAAATTCAAAAGAGATGCTATTGCTGATCCACGTAATGGTAATGTGGATATGAGATATAATCAGATGGCTGTTGACCAAGATTATTTTATCCCTGTACGTGATCCGTCACAAACAAACCCAATCGAAACTTTACCAGGAGCACAAAACTTAGGTGAGATTGCTGATATTGAATATATCCAAAAGAAATTATTAGCCGCGTTACGTATTCCAAAAGCGTTCTTAGGATTTGAAGAAGTTGTTGGTGAAGGTAAAACTTTAGCGTTAATGGATATTCGTTTCGCTAGAACAATTAATAGAATACAAAAATCATTAATTCAAGAATTAAATAAAATCGCTTTAGTTCATTTATACCTTATGGGTTTAGAAGATGAATTAAATAATTTTACATTATCATTAACAAACCCATCAGCACAATCTGATTTATTACGTATAGAACAATGGAAAGAAAAGGTTACTCTTTATAAAGATGCAACCTCAGACCAATCACAAGTTGGTATATTACCTGTTTCACATACTTGGGCTAAAAAGAATATACTTGGATTTAGTGATTCTGAAGTTATTCTTGATTTACAACAACAACGTTTAGAAAGAGCAATGGGATTTGAATTAACAAATACTCAAAATGTTATTAAACGTTCAGGAGTATTTGATGATGTGGATGCTAAGTATGGGATTCCAGAAGAGGAGAGAAAAGCGGCGGAAGCTGCGGGGGCAACTGGTGAAGCACCTGCGGGAGGTGGAATGGATATGGGTGGAGGATCACCACCACCAGCTGATGCAGGAGGAGAGGCACCACTTAGTGAATCTAAATCTAAGAAATCAAAAATATTAGGGATGTTAGGTGACGAAAGTTTATCAATTAATGACTTATTTGATATGGATAAGGCGAAACGTAATATTTATGAAATAGAAACAAAAATAAAAGACATATTAAACGACTAACAATGAACAAATTCGGGGAATTAAAATCCAAAATGTTGACAAAATTAACTGAGTCTTATTCTAAAGAAAATAAGACTGAAGTTAAAGATATATTAAACACAATTAAAGAAAATAAAGCATTTAAAGAAATGTATTTGTTTTATGAAGAAATTGAGAACAAATACTTTGATGACAAAGAGAT